AGACTATAGTATTGATCAAGAATTCCAGCACGTATGATATTATCAACCCTATCCCGCTCATCACTTTCGGTATGATTTTTTCTGAAGAAGATATCACTACCTTGTCTCCCAGAAATTAATGTTTCAGAGACATCCATTAATTGTGTAAATCTATCATTATACAATACATGTAAGCCAAGAAGAACATTTGTAATATTATCTGTAGATGCATCTCTGTCCATAACCATTTCGTTTAGATGTTTAATGTCATCAACAACATGCCAACAGTTTAGAATTTCCCTTTCAAAATCAAACCTATCAAATCTTTCCATAACGTATCCTCCTATCTATGGCGCACCCGACACGACTCGAACGTGTAACCTCCAGATTAGAAATCTGATGCTCTGTCCAGTTGAGCTACGGGTGCCCTGCATTATCCTTTCGCTAACATTAGTAGCAGTATGATAATAATTAATAACAATTCAACAGACAGTATCGTATGATACCATACCCATCTACTTTCGTATACGTTCTTTACTGTCTTGTTGAATAAGACCTTCTCTTTGATATCTTTAAACAAGATCAACAACTTCACAGAAGTCACCTACACAATTGAATGTCTGTGATGAGATCGTATTATCCTCACGCTCATGTTCGCTTAGAGCTTTCCAATCTATACTCGTAGGCATACGCTTGAGCAACTCTTCATACTCCTTTTTAGTACAGTCCTGATAGGGAGCTTGTTCATAGATGTGTTCAGACATAGGTAGGAAACTCACCCCTGACATAGCATCAAAGTTCTCGTACACAAATGCACCAACCTTCAACCACTCATCCTCCTTGACACTAACCGTGATGGATGGCTTGTGTTCACACCAATACTCAGCATAGATTTTCCATATCTCCAGATGCTCAATGGCTGTCATATCATGCCTTGTTATAGCACCCTTCGGTGCCTTGATGGGGAAGGAGAAGACAGCAGTGGACTCTGGTTTCTTATTCTCATCCTCAACAGGGAACCCAGCATCAGTCATAAACAAAGTCAACGGGTCTTTCTTATCTGCACGTACTGTCCTGATGTAATACTCAGAGTGTCGAGGATGGATACCAGAAGCTGCATCAACCAGTTGACTAACCGTACCAGATGGCTTAACACAAGTGATGGCAGCGGAAGGTTCTATGTTCAGCATAGTTGACCACTTACGATTAACATTGACTGCACCTGTCCTAAGACTACCTAACAGGGCGGGTAGACTATCCCTCGTCTTGTTAGCCAGCATAGCATTATCAAGTATACCTGTGAGAGATACACCAAGCAGTCTTTCTTCCTCTGTATTCTTAACCCATTGCCTACCCAGCCCCTTGAAATCAGTGAAGCAAGATTGAATAGTCCCAAGAATTGTTGCGAGTTCAATCTTTCTTTGCAGGGACTCTGCTGTATCATCTACCCTCACAACAACCTCACTCAAGTTACAGAATTGTTTAGGTCGAAGGATGATCTCACTACAAGGGTTAGTACCATAATCTATTTCTACTTCTCTACGCCCATACTTAGCAGCCTGTTTCTGTGCAGCTTGACGGTTGAAGATGCCTCGTTCACCTGACTTACTATCATACAAGGCACTCCACTCTCTAAGGAATGAACCTGTATCCAACCCATCTGTATAGCATACAGAGTTGTTAGCGAATGATCGTTGGGGTTCATTGTTCCACCAGTCACCTGACTTAGCATGACGCATACGATCATCACTAAGGTTACTTAGGCTGATCAGTGCAGACCTACGCACCCCACCAACCACAACCACATCAGCAATCTTACACATGAGATCGTGACACTCCAGGCTGTTGAGCTTACGGCCTTTAGAATTTCTAAACATACTGACAGTGAAGTTAAACAGTTCATTAAGGGGTTCAGGACCGCTTGCCCTACCTCCAAAGGTCTTCAGCTTGGCACCTTGTGGTCGCACCTTAGACATATCCCATTGAGGAACCTGTCCAGCATACAACAGATTAATCAGTTCTTTGAAGGCTCTGAACCACCCTTCCTTACTATCCTGTACGATGATACAGGTTTCACTGGCTTCAAACTGATCAGGAATATTAGGGAGTTGATTGATGAACTGTCTTTCCACACTGAAGCCTACACCTGTGCCATGCATCAGGATGTATAGGCACTCATCAAAGGAACGAGGGCTATCCACGGGTAGATAGCTACAGTTATATGCAGCGATATGATTACGCTCTAGTGCAGGACCAGCCGTCATCATAGCCCTCATAGAAGGCATTACCTGCATGGTTACGATAGCTACGTAGAGATCAGTGTACGTTTCCTTTGGCATATCATAAGCATGGTTAGTTTTAAGAAAGTACTTATAGAAATCCAACAGTCTCGTGACTGTCTCTTCCCATGTTTCTCTTCGTCCATCTTCATCTCGCCAACGGCTATACCGTGACTGATGAATGAATGCTTGATAGTCTGTTATCATTCTAAGGGTAGCTCCTTCTGATCTGTTTCAGATTGTTCCTGTGCTTGCAGCTTCACTACCGCTCCAATCAAACCAGCTACATCCTTGTAGGGTTGTCGTGCAAGATAGTTTATCATATCATTCATAAGATTAAGAGGTACGTCCATGTTGTTCTCCTTCAAGGATTAATGTCACAAGTTATAAGCATCACTGTGACCAACCATAGCATAGGAAGAGATAAAAGAAAAGAACTCATTTCTGATTAGGCCAAGACCATGTTGTAGAAGAGAGTTGACCAGCAGTCCTATCCAATGTACTTGCATGTATTGTTAAAGGTGAAAAGAAATCATGGCAAAGTTCTAACACCCTATCCTCTGCAAATTCCTTACAAGAAAAGACATCCAGGTAGATATCCCCTGTACTATCCACAAAGTGAGCGGTGATATTAGATGTTTCAATAAGCTGGACAAGGGTGTGCCCACTCACAGAGGGATCGTGTTTAGCGAAGTGTTCGATCAAAGGTTCTCCATAAGGAACCATGTCTATCTTCTCGACAAGTTCATTACAAAAGGAATGTATTGTTCCTTTGTCTGTAACTGCTGTACGATCACAACCACCCATGTTTACGATAAGATGTTGTCCCCACATCATACTAAGACCGAAAGTTTCGGTGGTTCATAGCAGTTAGACTTAGCCACTTTGCCATCTTCTCTATACAGTGGCTTACCTTCTTCATCCAGCTTAGACATGTTTGACTTGTGTACTCTATTAAATGCAGTATCAAAAGACCAACCGTAAGTAACAGCAAACCCAACGCACACATAAACCAGATCACAAAGTTCTTTAAGAACTTCATCATCTTCTTCATTACTGATAGCATACATCAACTCCTTGTACTCTTCCTGTATAAGTGTTCTTCGCAAAGACTTTTCACTATCCACTATCGCAGAAGGTAAAGGATACTTCAGCCCAGTAGGATGGTTGAAAGCACGATGAAAGATACGTAACTTATCCTGTAAGGTTTCACTTCTACCCATCATTCTTCATGTCCTCTATGAGTTTATACAGATACCACTGTGCCTTCATCAAATCTTTAAGGGGATTCTCTTTATCTTTGTAACGATACCTACTGATGTACTTAAAAATATTTCCTTTCAAGTATCCTCTGTATTCCTCCGGTTCCATACTGTCCCTTATCAAGTCAATAGTTTCCATAGTGTTACTGTTATAGTGAGAAGGACTATTAACTTCATTCCATTCATCTACATTCATTCTCATTCTCCTCTAATGTTTTACTTTCTTAGGAGCAAACACAATAACATTCTCTGAATTTTTAAACTCGTTCTCTTTCTCTTCTCTATACTCATCCATGATGAAGCTCTCCCCTCTCTCTACTAGATAGTCTAGTTCATTATCTAGCATATTCATTATCCCTTTAATGATAATGTTAGATACATTAAAGCTTTCTTCCTGATACTCTTCGGGAATAGAGTTAGAAGAGAGAGTATCTACCACCATCACAGAAAAATTTGTCCCATCCTCTGGGTTAGGGACAAAGATAATGTATTGCCTCTCCTCTTTTAATTTTCTTAGCTCATCATCTTCAGGTTTACCCCTCCAAATTTCACTCATTCAGTATCTCCTCTGTAGGAATTAAGAAAGAAATCAAAGTCCATTATCACTAATGGTTTCTGCCTGTTCATTTTCAATATGATGAGAGGTTCTCCCTTCCCTTCATGTCCTTCTGCTTGAGAATAGATAGAGTAGATACCTTTGAATTTTTCCTGGTTCTTACACTCAATCTTAAAAGGATATACCTTAAAGGCAGCGGGAGAAAGCTTAACATCCATCCCGTTCTCACCCATGATAGCACCTTTGATATCGTCTGGTTCTAAATCTTCTGAGAAATCAAGAAGTTTATTAACAACCAAGTTCTGTAGGTTCCTACCCTTTGCTTTCTTCGATCTAGTACTTGTCATGGTTAACCTGTAGGATCATTCAATCCTCCTCTGTTCGAAGCTGTCAGGACCGCTGCAAGTTTACGTTCTAGGAAAGCTGTCGTATCAGGACAGACACTTCTCATCTTATCAATGTCTTCCCCTAGAAGAGAGGGGGAGAAAACCACAACTGCACCTCTCTCTAGGAGTTGCTTGACTTGTTTTAAATCCGATTCAAACTTAGGCGTGTTAGATTTAAACATCTCATCAAGCCAGAAGGAGGACGCCTCTGATCCTGGTGCCTTCTTCATTCGAATAGAGATGACATTCTCACCAACAAACCATACCCCTTCTTGTTTATCATTTCCAGTAACAAGATAGTATACATGTTTGTTCGTAACTATGTCAAGCTCTTTGATAATAGATTGAAAGATAATCATTCAAACTCTTCCCCTTCCTCTTCAAGCTCTGTCAATCTACCTGTCTGTCGGCTATAGTACAGTCTACATGCAGGACCTGTCAACCCTGAAAATCTATTCTTTATCACACGTACTGTGGTAGTATGCCTCTCCTTCTCATCCTCATGCTGACCGTTCCTCTCCAATCCAATAACAATATCGGATAGCTGACCAATAGAAGCTGACCCTCTCAACTGACTAAGGGAAGTAGCTGCCCCTTCCTCATGACCGGCAGAGGATGGTCTACGTAGGTGAGATACTAGAAGCAAACAAATATCTAGCTCTTGCACCACTGTTCGAAGCTTGGTCATAGCCTCATCAAGTGCCCGACGTTCATCACCCTGCTGTTGATCTGAAACCAGGATAGATATGTGGTCGAGGACAACATACTTACAACTCAATGCCTTGGCAAAGTACCTCACCCTGCCTACTATGGTATCAATAGCATTGGAACCGAAGTGATCATAGAAGAACAGACGATTAGTTCCCAATGTGTTATCGAAAGAATCTTTAAGTTCTTTATCAGTTGCCGTAGAGAATACATCAGGTAAGTGTAGTGGTTTGTCAGCCTCTAGACTCATAAGGGAAAGACCCGCCTTCTTAACAGACTCTTCCATGAACATCATCCCTACATTATCAGAGGTGTTACTAAGGACATGGTAGACCAGTTCCTTAATGAACTGTGACTTACCAAGCCCTGCACCGGCAGTGATAGTAACAAGCTCACCCATACGAACACCATAGGTTAAATTCTGTAGCCCATCATAGGGGTAGGAGATAGCAGGTTCTGTTACCCCCTCCATAATAGTTGACCACATCTCAGAGCCAGCAATGATACCATCAGGTGTGTATGTCTTAGCCTCCCACCAATCATCAACAAATAATTTCTGCTTTTTGTTTAGCAGATAATCATTGGCATCCTTGTATTGCATAGGCATGATCTTAGCCTTGGGTGATAAGACCTCTGCTACTTTCTTAGCTGCTTTATGACCTGCATCATCATTATCAAAGCAAATAATTATATTATCAAATGATGTAAGGTACTCATAGTTCTTAGCAACATCCTTAGCTGCACCAGCAGCACCTGTCTTAACAGAAACAACAGGCCATTTCGATCCAAGCATCTGATAGGTAGACAGAGCATCAATCTCCCCTTCACATAGGGTAATAAACTTACCCCCTTTTCTGAACCCTTTCTGCCCAAACAAAGTACTAGCTGCAACCTTCCCTTCAGAGTAGAAATCTTTTGTATCCACCCGCCTAACCTTGTTAGCAATATGAATACCAGCATCATCGAAGAGAGGGTAGAAATGTTTGTTGCCTTGGATCGTTACCTCATACTTACGACAGGTGTCTTGTGTGATTGCTCTGTCAGGGATATCTGCTAGTATTCCCTTAGTGAGAGAGGTGGTCTTATCTTGCCGTTCTGTTTGCATGATCTCTCCTGTTCCATTAGTATGATAGGTACATCCAGGCGAGAAGCAATGCTCATTGCCGTTCGCCCATACCCCTACGTTATCTTTAGAACCACACTCAGGGCACGGTTCATGTCGTGTAAAATAAGGATCAGACATTTATTTCATCTACCTTTGGTTCCTTCACTATCTTGGTGAAGTACCTTACTCCATTGCTATACTTGAATGCTCTTAACTTAGGCCAACAATCTTTCTTATACTCACAAAAGCCACACACCCTAGCCAGTTGCATGTTGCCAGACTTACCGTCAGGTACTGGTTCCTTGCAAGCCCTTGGTTTATTCTTAGTGTCCTTCAGGAAGGAACGTATATGTTTTATCCTCCCCGCTGCATTGATAAGATCAAAGTCTGTCACTTCTAACAGTGCTATGTCACCAGAAGATTTGTTGAGGGCAAGGAAGTATCCCTTGTCCTTGCCTTCTGCTTCTGCGTACCCACTGATCTGACCTATGTAACCGAAGTCATCCTCTCCATCATCGAAGCCTCTCTGGAACTTACGAAAACTATAGTCACTACTGGACTTAACGTCAACCACCTCCCCATCAATCTTACAATCCATGTGACCATCAACGCCAGAGATAGTTACCTTCTTCTGCTCATCAGTAACACTGTGACCAGACTCCTTAACAAGTAACAAGAGAAGCTCCTCAACAATAGAACCATAGAGGAACCTCATCAACATACTGAAAGACAATTCTCTTTCTTTCTTTGGACCGTTGATGTCCATCCATATCTTACGGTCAGCCCTTCCTATCAAGGACATACGTAGGTTTGTTTTAGTACCTTGGTTCCTCTCTTGTTCAAGGTATCTCTTCAGTAGTTCAGTTGTGTTAGCTAAGAAGGAATCCATATTCCCCTGTTCAATCTTTGCAGGGCTTGTCATCCTCTTGTAGATATCAGGTATAACATCATGTATACTTTTCATGCTAGTCTCCTTTAGCTATATAGCTGCCCACTCCCTCGCCCACTATACATCTTGACAATGCGAATACGTAAGCATTCAAGCCAAGCCCAATACAACAGACTAAACTAGATTAAAAGTCATCGTCACTATCCTGACCAGCCCCATCCTCAAAGGGTACTAGGTTAGTAACCTGTAGCTTATCCAACCACAAGGATGTTCCCCACTCTTTAGAAAAAGGATGGTCCTTGTTGAACTTAATCCTTACACGTACATCAGAACCATTGCCGATCCTAACATTCATAATATCGAAAGGGTTCTTTTCCTCATCAAGGATAGTGATACCGATTACTCCATCAGGGTTCTCTTCTGATACAGAGTTACGCTTCTGGAACTTGGTATGTGATACAACGTAAGGTCCACCAGATACGTGTTCCTTACCGTTCTTATTTACAGGAGGTTTAATCTTAACCCCATTGCTTTCAAGTAACTCAACAGATTCATCGGACAAGTCCCCAATGTCTACCTGATATCGGTCATTGAAATCATCGTGCTTGTGAAGGTGCGTCCAGTATGCCTTACCAGAGATTACACCTTTTTCATTTTGTTGTGCCATCATTTAGTTTCCTTCCTTGTTAAGATTTATGCACAGTAGCATACTCATTTTCCCCTGTCAAGATAATTTTCTTGGCTTGGGATACAAAAATACTATAGAACAATTCCCCCTTGGGTACAAACTTATTCGAAACTTCAGTGACCTCTGATCCAGAAACAACATCCCCTGTTATCTCCCATGCTTGGTCACATATGCTGTTGAGTACATAGAAGGTGATGTTCTCTTTCCCTTTCTTATCTATCAATCTTTTCTTCCTGTGTGGTATACGTACATCCATCCAAGAGGTGGGCCACTCACCCTTCCAAGAATATTTAATCTCTACCTCCCATCCATGACCATCCTCTCCTTCGATATCACAGTAATATTTTTCTTCATCTTCCTTGAGTTTATGTCCTCGTCCTTGCAGGTAGGTACGCATGATCTCTTTCGCTTTCCCATCTGCCTTATTATATAGTGCCCTACTAAAAGGCTTTCGTATTGTGGTTGTTCTCATCTATTAGTATCCCTTCTGTTCTTCGGGTAAGGAAACCACCAAACCTAATGTGTCTCTGCCCATGTCGTACCCATCGTTGCGTCAGCATTCAAGGGTAGTCTCATATCAAAGAACTCTCCTGTCTCTAGCATAGTTGTATCAGCTATCTCCATTAGCTCTTCCGCATGTTCCTTCCTCACCTCGTACTGTTGCTCATCATGGATGGTGTTAACAAGGTGTGCGTCTAGGTTCCTCCTCTGTATCTCATCATGAAGGATGATAGACCATTGCTTACAAACAATTGCGCCACCACCTTGTAGTAAGGTATTGAGTGCAGTCCTAGCCTGTCTAATCCACAATTTTCTACCATCTATACCCCTTATGTATCCTCTGTTGGCTTTCTTCTGAACAGCGTTGATTAACTTACCAAGTTTGGGTACGTTACGCAAGAACTTTTCTTGAGTTTCTTTTCCCTGCCTACTGCTGCCATTAATTATGGAGCCTATCTTAGCTGGCCCTGCCCCATAGAGTAGGGCATAGATGAATGTCTTTGCTTGTGATCTAGTCTCCAAGCCAGCAGCATTCTGATTGTAGGTGTGAGGATCGCCATCAATAACCTCACTGATAAAGCTATCATCCTTCATGTAGTGGGCAAGCATCCTCAACTCTAACCCTTTCACATCCATACCTACCAAGCAGTGGGTGTCAACATTCTCCACAGTCCAGCAACTTCTAAGCTCTGTCCCATAGGGTTTGTCGGATGATACTATGTTAGCAAGGTTAGGTTCAGCGTGGGTCATACGTCCTGTCACTGCACCCATAGGGAATACCTTACCGTGTACTCGACCATCAGCGGAGAGGGCGTCAAGCCATCCTTCCATGGTCTTCACACGGGTTTCTAACATCTTCCACTTGGCTAGGTTCCTGATGGATGTTGGGGCAGTAGATGATACAGTCTCTAAGTTCTTCTGTGTTATCTTTGCTTGTCCCTTCTCTGTAAATTCTGTTGGCTTCCAACCAAACCTCTCCATCCTGGCGATGATTTGTTTTGGTGAGCCAAGATTAAATGGTTCAAAGGATATCATACTGAAGGGACCACCGACAGTTTCATGTGGTCTGTCAATGGATTGTAACCCAGTAGCAGCAAGGCACCCATCCTTTTTGTATCTAGGTGTAACCTCTCTCAACAAACGAACAGAAGGCTTAACCTCCTGCCTAACTTGTAAAAGAATTTCATTCGATTTAGATTTTATTTCTGATAGAAGTGTATGTGTTTTCTTTTCATTCAGATAGAAACCTTTCTTCACCTGTTGTGTGATGATGTGCTTAATCATATGCTCTAACTCAACAGACTTGTCAGAAAAATCTTCCTTCTCTGTAGCAAGTAGGTACTCGTACACCTGACCAGTTAGTATAACATCTTGCATACAATATGATATCATATCAGATGATATCTTTGACCAGTCAGTATGCTTTCCTTTCTCATTGTTTAACCTGATACCCCACTGCCCTAGTGAGTGACCACCTTTTCTTTCGGGATTGAATAGAGTAGAAAGAACAAGAGTATCTGTCACCTTTCTATAATCAATATCAATATCCCATAGTTTCTTCAAGATAGGTAGGTCAAACCCTAAGATATTGTGCCCGATAAAAGTTTCTGTATTTGCTATGGTCTTTAATAGTTCTTCTCTGTTGAAACAAACCTTAACAAAATCAGAGTCGATATGTTTACAGGCTACACACCTGTCTCTTATACACATCTGACGCTGCCGACGATCTTACGCGTGT